CGGACGAGCTCGCCGCGATGCTCGCCGGGGGTGGCGAATGAACGCGCCGCTTCAAGTGGACCCCGACCGCTTGACCGTCCTCGTGTGGGGGGCGGTTGTAGCGGCGCTGCTCGCCGCGGTGCTGCTCGCTGGCAGTGTGGGAGCCCTCGGGTACACCCTCGGGCATCGGGACGGCTACGCGGCAGGTATGGGGCTCTGCTCGTGGACATAGGGCTACGGCTTGTGTCTCGACCCGAAGCGCCACCGAGCCCACCCGCGTGGGCGTCCTACTACGACCGCCTCCGATGGGCGCTGTACGTCGTGCGGCACGGGTGCGACGTGCGCCCCGAGATGATGGACGTGTGCCGACGTCTCGTGGCCCACGAGGTCGCGCAGCGCAAGGAACATGCAGGGCACCCGCTCCGCTTCGTGGAGCTGTGGCGCCCCGAGTGCCGGACTTGTTCGGACCCGACGTGGCCCCGCCTCGCGGATGGCCGACTCGTCAACGTCGCCGGCAAGCCGTGCGGGCGGACCGGCCCCCATGATGAGCAGCCGATGCACGGGGTGTCGATGGAGCACACGGGCGGCGGCGTGCACCGGTGTCCGGCCTGCGGGGTCGAAGAGGAGCGGACAAGCCAGCGGGAGCTCTTGCGGCGGTTCCTTGAGTCCTCGGCGCTCTACTTCGTGGCCCTCGGCGGCAACCGGTCGAGCAAGTCGTGGAGCGGGTCGGTCTGCGGCGCAATCACGGCCATGGGTGCCGACCACCTCGACGTGCGCGAGTTCCTGCGGCGCAACGGTCTCGCCCCCGGTCGACTCCAGGCGGCGCCGGCCCTCGTGCTCGCGGGCAGCATCACCAACGACGACAGCCGGGACTACCTGCGGCCCATCTACGACACGCTCTTGCCCTCGGATTGGGCGTGGTCGGCTCGATTCGCAGCGCAGACGGCCGCCGCATGGATGCCGGGAAGCGGCCTCGGGCTACCGGGGTCCATCCTCTTCAAGACCACCAGCGGCGCCGATGCAAGCAAGCGGTGGCAGGGCACGTCCTCGCCTCTCGTCCACAACGACGAAGACCACGGCAACGTCGAGGTCCTACGCGAGCAAGTGCGCGCTGTCGCAGACCAGGGCGGTCGGTGGCTCGGGACGTTCACTCCGACGCGGGGCAAGTCTCCCGCGGTGGTCGACATCCTGTTTCGTGACCCCCCTCGGGCAGCGGGTGAGGTTGAGGTCTACCGCCTCGACCCGACCGACAACCCGATGATTGACGGCGACGCGATGGGCCGGTGGCTCGCGAGCATGACCGAGCGGGAGCGGCGGGTGCGGCGGTACGCGGAGTTCGTCCAGCTTGAGGGGCTGGTGCACCCGACCTACAACGAGGCCGTCCACGTCATCGAGGCGCTACCTGAGTCGGAGATGGCCGATTGGCCCCGCATTGACGGCGCCGACTTCGGATTCCGGGCGCCATTCGCGTACATCTGGGGCGCAGTCGACCCGCGCGGGGTGCTGCACATCCTCCGCGTCCGCTATCAGGCGAAGGTCGGCACGGACGCCCACGTTTACGCGGTCCTGCGGCACGAGTCGTGCCCCGATTGTTGGCCCGGCCCCGAGGACTGGCCCGCCGACCGGTGGTGGGACCGGAGATTCATGCGTGCCGAGCAATGCGGGACGTGCGACGGCACGGGGCGCCGACTCCCCGAGCCCTACGCCCGCGCGGCAGACCCGGCAGACGCCGACGCCCGAGACCGGTGGGCGGCCCTCGGGGTGCCGACCATCGCCGCAAACAAGGCCCGGCGCGAGGGATTCCAGGCGGTGGACCGTCTGCTCGAGGTGCAGGACGGCCGCCCTGGTCTCGTCATCCACGACCACCCGAGCACGGCACCGCTCCGGGTCGAGCTACGCGAGCTCGCGTGGAAAGACCCGACGGCGGGCAAGCGCTCGCAGCTCACGGTGCACCGGGAAACCGAGGTGGTCGGCGCAGACCACGCATGGGACGCGCTCCGCTACCTCGTGATGGAGGCCCGGCGGCTGCGCTTGCTCGCGTGGGATACCGACGCCCCGGACGAGGAGACGTAGCGCACCCGCTCCCCTACGTGATAGTGTGCCCCCATGTCAAGCCCTGCCGCACGTCTCTCGCTCCCGGTCCGCGTCCTGCGGGCGCTGTCGGTCGTGACAACCGAGCCCCCTCGGGACGAAGACGCCTTCGTGGCGGGGTCCGACTTCGCGACGGCTGAGGCGGTCCCGGTCCCCTACGACCCGAAGCGCGCCGCGTCTGCGCTCATTGCGAACCCGTGGTACTGGCGCGCGGTAGCCATCCGGGCGAGCAAGCTCGCCGCGCTGCCGCTCCAGGTCCAGCGGCAAGGCCCCGACGGCTGGGAGCCCGCCGAGGACCACCCGCTCTCCGCGCTCCTCGACAAGCCGAACACGTCGCAGACCGCGCTACAGTTCCGGGTCCAGCTCGCCACCGACCTGTTCCCCGGCGGCAATGCCTACGTGCTGCCCGCTGGATGGTCAACGCCCGGCATCGCCCCGGCGGCGCTCCTGCTCCTCGAGCCCGCACGGGTCACCATCACACCAGGGCAGGACGGGTCGCCGCTTGCCTACGTCTACGACCAACAGGGCGTAACGGTCAACTACAGCCCCGACGTGATGGGGCATGTCAAGTACGCATCGGCCGGCACCGGGCTCTATCGGCTGTACGGGACCGGTGAAGTCCAGCCGATGGACCGCGACATCGCCGCAGACGTCGCGCTCGCCGCGCAGATGGCGAAGAAGTCGGCACGGGGGCGCCCGGATGCCGCCTACGTGCCCCGCGACCCCAAACAGACCTGGGGCCGTCCGCAGGTGCGGGACATGCAGACGCAGATCGATCGCATCCTGCGAGAGCAGACCGGCGGCGTCGCTGTCATGTCCGGCGCGGGCCAGTTCGAGGCTATCGACTGGACCATCGGCGACCTCGGGGGCATCGAGGCCCGCGAATACGCCCGGTCTGTTGTCGTCGCAGTCACGGGCGTGCCCCCAACGCTCCTCGGGCTACAGTCGGCCAACTATGCGACCGCCGAGATGGAGCGCAAGACCTTCATCACGGACACGCTCGCCCCGCTTGCTGCGCTCCTCGATGACGCACTGACCGACCTTGCCCGCCGCCTCGGGTTCCCCGACGTGCGCATCCGCCACGTCATCCCCGAGACAGACGACGGCCGCGCCGAACGGCTCGCACGGGTGCAAGTCCACGTCGCAAACGGCATGGCCCCGGCCGATGCCTACGCCTACGAGGGCTTCGACGACGCACCCGAGGTCGCCGCATTCGGGGTTGCAGTCGACGCCGAGGGCGCACCGGAGCCCGAGCCCGAGCCCGAACCCGACGACGGAGACGAGACGCGCGCCGACATCGAGGCCCAAGCGCAGGCGCTCCGGTCAATGCTCGTGGACGCGGACCCCGACGACGAGGACGACCTCCGCACCGAGCTGTCGGTGTTGCTCGACATGCTCGGGCCGGTGCTCGGATGACGGCGGGCCTGCCCTACAGTCGCAGCGACGGCGGCAAGGCGCCGGGCCGGTACGATGACATCAACCTCAAGGCCAACGGGCCGATGAAGCGGGCAGCCAAGCGCGGGAAAGACCTGCGCCGGAAACACGGCCGCGGCGGTAAGCGCAAGGGCCTCGAGATGGCCAACCGCATCCTCTCGGGTGAGCGCATCCACCCAGACAACGTGCGGGACATGTTCGCCTTTTTCGAGCGGTTCGCGTCCCAGGCGCAGAAGCAACGCGGAACCGAGCGGTGGGACACGTCATCGGACAAGGTGAGCAGCCTGCGGATTGCGTGGGACCTGTGGGGCGGCGACTCGGGCCGGGCCTGGAGCCGCCGCAAACGGGCCGCGCTCGACCGCGCCGACGAAGAGGGCAAGCGCTACACGCTCGAGGTCTGCGGGCCGGTGGTGCGTGCCCTCGAGGTGCAAGCCGGCGAAACTCCCCGCGGCGCCTACTGGCGTGCGTGGCTTGATGCCGTCCAGCGCCCCACCGAGCGGGCCATCCGGGCGCAATGGCGCGCAGGCCGGGGGGGCATCTTCCCCGCGCAGGCCCGGCGCTACGCGGACCGCGTGGGCCGTGTGCTCGGCGGGCAACGGTCGGTCACCCGAGCGGACGTCACCGACGAGGAGCTCCGCGCCATCCTGATGTCAGACGCCGAGCTGGTCGCGGTGCGAGAAGCATTCAACGACGAGACCGTCGCCCGCGGAGTGCGCCGGGCCTATGCGCTTGTGGCCCGACGCCTCATGGACAAACTCGACTTCGACCCGACGCTGGACCCGACAAACCAAATTATCGCGCAGATGGTCACGCAGGTGCAGCAAGTCACGAAAGACCGCATCGCCAAGCTCGTCCGGTCTGCACTCGCCGAGGGTGCAAGCGTCGGCGACCTGCAACGGGCCATCATCCTCGACCAGTCATTTTCGCCAGCCCGTGCCCTCACCATCGCCCGAACCGAGACGGCCCGCACCGTGTCGGAGGGTCAAGAGATGGCCTTCGATCAGGCGGCCGATCTCGGGGTCGTGTTTCTGCGAGAGTGGGTCGACAGCCAGGATGACGCGGTACGGCCGACCCATCGACCCGAGCCCGAGGGGCTGGGCGGTCAAACGCGCCGCCCGGGTGAGCTGTTTACGAGCCCGAGCGGTGCCCAGGCTCTCGGGCCGGGTATGTTTATGGTTGCCGCCGAGGACATCAATTGCCGGTGCGTCGTGCGACCGGTCCAGATTCAGGGATAGCCGCATGTTTTCACCGATTGTCATCACCTCTACACCCTCCGATGTAGTCCGCGGATGGATTGGCGCAGCAACGCGCGCCGGCTACGCGCCCGCGCTTGTCTCTCGCATGGCCGAGGCTGTAGACGGCACCACCGAGGACGTGCACGCAATTGCCCGCGGCTCCGCGTCGCACGTTGAGCAGCTCCTCGACGGCGACCTCGTGCAACGGCTCGCCGGGTCCGTGGGGGCGTCCCCGCTGGACCTCGCCTACCGGTCAGTCCTCCGCTACGACTCGACCGGCGCACCCGAGCCCATCGAGGACGACGAGGACAAGCCGCGCGGCTACCGCTTCGTGATGAGCGACGCGCAGCCCGACCGCGCCGACGACATCGTGGAACAGGGCTGGGACCTTCGCGAGTTCATCGCAAACCCCGTGGCGCCCTACAATCACAACTACTCCGCGCCCCCCATCGGCCGGTGGGAGGACGTGGCTGTCGAGGGCGGTGTCCTCCGCGGCACCCTCATCCCGACCCCGGTGCAGTCCTACCCGCTCTCGCTCACGGTCGCCGCGCTCCTCGAGGCCGGCACCCTGCGGACGTGCTCCGTCGGGTTCCGTCCGTCGGCGGTGCTCGCACGGTCTTCGCTCCCCGAGGACGACCCGCGGTACGCAGACAAGGGCTACGTGTACGCGCTGCCCCGTCTGCTTGAGTGCTCGCCTACCCCGATGCCGATGAATCCACGCGCTGCTCGCCTGCGCACCACGGACGCGGCACCCGTCAAGCGGTCGGTCCCCTCGGGTCTGCCGTGGTCCCCTTCTCCCCTCTCGTCTGGGCTCCCCTGGACTTGACATCCCCACTCGCCTGTGTTCCGTGATAGGATGCAGGCGTCCGCCCATGCTGGGCATTCACCCGAACGGAGGCATACACATGCCCACCACGCAAGCCGAGTGGAGCGCGTTTGCCGCGTCGACCACCGAGAAGGCCCGGCAGCTCAGCGAAAAGCTCGAGCAGGGCGAGCGCACCCGCGCCGAACAGTCCGAGCAAATCGCCCGCATGGCGGACGACCTCCGCACCGTGCGGCAGGAACTCGCCGAGGCCAAGGCCAAGAGCGCCGACCCGCTCGCCACCCTCGGCGGCACTGACCGCGAGCTCGTGCAGCGCTTTGTTGACACCGACGGCAAGGTCTTCCTTCGCGGCCACGAGGGCGGCGCGTCCGAGCGCTTCCGCTCCGACTCCCCCGGCCTCCTCGCCTCGCAGCCCGTCAACGACGTGCACCGCGACCTCATCGACGCCACCGAGCAGCTGTACGTCCTCGCCGTTGCCCGCCACGGCCGGGACGCGTTCGACCACCGCGGCCAGGGCTACCGCCTCGATGTCATCAAGGGCGAGAAGGCCGCCTGGCACCGCGTGCAGCGCGCATGGTCCCGGATGCCCGCCCCCATCCGTCGCGCCTGGGATTCGCAGAACGGCAACGGCGGCGAGTTCATCCCGGAGCCGTTGCTCGCCTCGCCGATGTGGCAGGTCGAAGCCTACGACCCGGACGGCCTCCTCGGACTGTTCGAGACCATCACCATCAACAGCGAATCGGTCGAGCTCCCCGTGGGCACCGCCTACCCGTTCCCCTACAAGGGCGGCGGGGCAGTCGGTGACAACCCGGCCGCGCTCGCCAAGTCGAGCGTGGGCACCGACAAGCTCACGCTGACCGCGAACCCGATGTACTCGATGGTTCTCGTCCACGAAGACGCCGCCGCAGACAGCATCGTGGCCGCCTTCCCGTTCATCCGGTCGGCCATCTCGATGTCGCTGGCCATGGGCCGCCGCCTGTGCATTATGAACGGCGACACGGCCGCCAGCCACCAGGACGACCTCGCCAATTGGGACCTTCGCGGCTACTTCGGTGCCGTGGACGCGGGTTCAATCGACTACCGCCGGACCTTCAAGGGTCTCCGCGCGATGGCTCTCGATGACAGCAACGGCGTCGACCGCTCGACGCACAGCCTCACCACGCTGTTTGCCGACATCAACGCCGTGGGCGGCCCCCGGTCGGTGCCGCAAGACATGCCCATCATCACCAGCCCCGAGGGCTACCTGACGAACTTCGTCAACCTGAGCGGCATCGTGAGCGCCAACGACTACGGCAACCGCGCCCCCATCGCCTCGGGCGAGGTCGCGAGCATCGCCGGTCACCCCATCCTGATGACCGACGCCATGCCCGCCGACCTGAACGCGTCCGGTGTGTACGACAACAGCACAACCAACCTCACCGGCTACGTCGTGTTCAACCGCCGCATGTTCCGCAACGTTATGCGCGCCGGGGCCACCGTCGCTCTCCAGAACGACATCACCATCGGCGGAACCTACCTGCGGGCTCGCCAGCGGGTCGGCTTCAAGGACATGACCAAGTCTTCGGACAAGGCCGTGCGCTACGCCTACAACATGAGCAAGTGAGGGGGTACCAATGAACTCCGAACGCATGAGCTCCGCGCTCTACATCCCCGTCGCCGCCGCCACCGCTGGCACCGCCGCCGATTTGTTCTGCGCAAACCGGACCGGCGGCAAGGCCAAGGTGGTCGCCGTCGACTTCGTGGCCGACGGCGCCGTCACCGCCAACGACACCAACTACGCGACGTTCACCGCGTCCGTGGGTGGCACGTCCATCGGCACCGTGTCGACCACCACCACCGACTCGGGCGACATCTCCGACGGCGGGGTGGCTTCGGTCGCACTGTCCGGCGCGGGCAGCAACCTCGTGGCCGACGGCGGCGCGGTCAAGGTGGCCATCACCAAGCCCGGCACCGGTGTCGCCATCGCGGGTACGGTGCAGGTCACCCTCGAGCGCGTGCGGGCCGACTGATGGTCTATGACCGCGCCATCCGGGCCACCTACCCGGCACCCGTGGCTCCCCTCGGGGCGCTTTCGGGTGGGGCGCGGTCCATTGTCGAGCGTGTCGCGTCCGGCGCGCTTGACGGTGTGCTCGGGCCGCTCCGTGACCGAGAGGTCGCCGGGGCGGCTCGGGAGTCGGTGCTACGTGCCATCGACGACCGGACGCGCGCACTACTCGCGGAGGGGTGAGACATGGCGCTTGCAACGGCCGAGCAGGTCCGCGCCCTCGTGCCTGGATTGTCCTCCGCAGATGACGCGACCATCGGGGTAGTCCTCGCCCGGATTGACGCGTCGTTCGCTCGCTACTGCGGGCATCCCGTCCCGGACAGCGGCGCCCACACGATGGAGGCCGCCGCCTACACGATGTATCCGGGACGATACGACATCGGCACCGGTGACGACCGGAACATCCTCGTGCTGCCGTGTCCTCCTGTCCTGTCGGTGACGTCGGTGCACGTCGACCCCGACCAGGACTACGGCGCGGACACGCTCCTTGGGGCGTCCGAGTACGTGGCCGACGGTCGCCGGCTTGAGCTGCTCGTGGGCGCAACGGCGGGGTGGTCGACTTCTCCACGAGCCAACAAGGTGGTCGCGTCCGCGGGCTACACGGTCGCCGACCACCCCGTGCTGACCGAAGCGGCCATCACACAGGCAGCGCACCTCACGTCCAACACATCCGCCGCGGGGTCGACCTCGACCTCGACACGCGGCGGCGGCTCCCGGTCCATCGCGCCGCTTTCGCTACTCCCCGAGGTGCGCGAAATGCTCGCCCGGTACGTGCTGGCGGTGCCGTAGTGGAGCGGCTGTCGCCGGAGGAGTGGGAGCGGCGGTGCTCGTCTGCGGGTCCGCGGCTTGCTGCGGTGCTACAGCGACGGGCTACGGTCCTCGCCCTCAAGATGCAATCGCGGGCCGTGGAGAATGCGACGACGCGGCCCCGGTCGCGCTCGGGCTCCCTGCGGCGGTCCATCGCGGGGCGTGTCGTGCAGACCGGGCGCACTGTTTCAGCGGTCGACAAATCGGGTCAGGTGCAGCTCTTCGGCCGCACGGTTCAGGGGTCGCCGCTCTCGGCCATCCTCTCGGCGGGCGGTCGCACGGGCGGTCGAAACCTCATCTATGCCCGCATCCAAGACCAGGGCGGCACCATCCGCCCGGTTCGGCGCAAGTGGCTCGCCATCCCGACACCCGAGGTCAAAACGGCCGCCGGGGTCGCGCGCTACGCATCACCGCGGGACTACCCCGAGCCGCTACGATTCCAGTACCTATTTTTTGGTCTCGCGGCACTGGTCGAGCGGGTCGGTGACGAGGATGTCGTGCGGTGGTGGCTCCGCAAAAAAACCGAGGTGCCCGCGACCGGCTTTGCGCGCCGCGCGTGGTGGGACACCCGCGCTGAGATTCCCGGCACGCTCGGGGATGCTTTCAACGTCGCTTTCCGGGCGCCGGGGTCCATCGCTGGGGAGGGTAGCGCATGAGCGGCCCCACGAATCGCAACACCATCGCCACGGCGCTGACCGGCATCCTCCAGGGCATCGACGGCGCCGGAGACTACACCTACGACCTTTCGGCTACGGGGCAGGTCGAGCAGGTCGATTTGAACGGCCCGCCGCTGTCCCGTGTCCGGCCCTACGTCGCGTTCCGCCTCGGAGCACGGCAGGACATCCGTAGCGGCGCCGGTGCCGACCTCTCGCAGTACGGCCAGACGCTCACGATTGACCTCGTGGGCGTCGTCTCCGGGGGCATCGACCCCGACGCGGCGGTGTCGGCGGGCAACGACCTTGAGGCCGACATCATCGCGGCGCTACACGGGTCGCGCAATCTTGGCGCGGCAGCGGTCCACGACCTCACCGTGTCGACCGAGGTGGTTACGGGACCGGAGCCGGACGGCCGCGCACGAGATGTGTACGTGGTAATGTCGGTCGAGCTCTTCTGGGCGAGGTTGTAATGTCGTGGTTCTCGGCTGACAGTCAATGGCGCGTGCCCGTCACCGTCGACAACAACGGCGGCACGACTCCGATTGACGTCTCTATCGCCATCCCCGGCGACTTCGGCGCGTTTTGGGGCAACGTCGACGCCAGCGGCCACAGCATCAAGGTCTGCGACTCGGACGGCTACACCGAGCTGACATGGCAGCGGCAGACGTGGAACCACACTGCGCGTCAGGCCGTCATCGAGGTTGACGGGTGGGTGCCGGACAGCACCGACGGGACGTGCGTGCTCTACCTGTACTGGGGCGAGGACAGCCCGACGGACACATCCGGGTCGTTCACCGCGTCCGCCCCGAAGACCGGAACGGTCCTCCCGAGTCGCCCGGCACCGGGTCAGGTCATCGTCGACGCACAGCCGCTCCCGGTCGGGCAGGATGTGCCCCGCGCGTCCTACAGCCTGTCGCCGAACGAAGATAGGTATCTCGCCTTCGACATCACCCGCCATCTGATGCGCCAGTCGGCGCCGTTCAATGGCCGGCTTGACTACGAAGAGGTCGCGGTTGTCGAGGTCGAGACCCGCACCGTGGGCGGCGCATACGCGGGCGGCAATGTCAAGGCCAACACACGGGTCACGCAGTGGGACGGGCGAACGCTCGTCTACATGTGGGTGACCGGGTCTGCTGACAACACTGACTACGTGGACGAGGTGGAGGTCATCACATCCACGGGTCGGGAACTCATTTTCGCGGCGGTACGGACCGCCAACACCGCTGAGGAGTCGTAATGGCCAGTGTCCTACTTGGGCGGAATGCCGCCGTCGGCATCGGGTTCGAGAGCACCGAGGGCACCGCTGTAGCGGCTGCGCTGTGGGCGCGTCTCGCCTCGCTGTCTCTCACCGCCGTGAGCAACCGCGTCCGCATCGATGACCTGTCCCTCGGCGGGACCGGCTACCTCCAGGCTCGCTACCTTGAGCAGGTCGAAGTGTCCGGCAGCATGGAAATCATCTGCTACTACGAGGGCGGCGCGTTCGCCTCGTTCCTCCGTGCGTGCATCGGCGGGACGTGGGTGGACTCGGGCGCCGGTCCGTACACGCACGTCCTCGAGCCCGGAGCCGAACCGCCGGCCGTGACGTTCCGCACCGCACGCGACACGCTGTCCTCGTCCGGCGCGCTCCAGAAGGGCGACGTCATCGCCGGGGCACGGGTCACCTCCGCGACCATCTCGGCCGAGACGCCGGGGCTCCTGCGGCTGTCGCTCAACTTCGTGGCGATGAGCTCGACACCGGGCAGCGCCCCGACGCCCTCGCTTGCAGTCCACGACGACCCCATCGTCTACCACCAGGGCGGCACCTGGGGGTGGAACTCGGCGACCTACACGCTCCGGTCGCTGTCGCTGGAGCTCGAAAACGCCGTGGAAGGTCTGCGCGGCTTCGGGTCGAGCAGCATCAACGGCGCCGCGGTGACGGGCATCCGCAACGCTCGCCTGACTGCGACCCGCTACAAGACCTCCGACGACTGGGCAGACGCGCAGACCGCGGGCACCGAGAGCGACGGCGCAATCACGTTCACCAGCGGGACCGATTCGTTCCAGATCGATCTCTTCAACTCGCTCATTCCCGAGGGGGTCGCGCTTGACGCACAGTCCGTCGGGCTGGTCGAAGAGTCGGCCATTTTCGAGCCGCGGGACGACGGAACCGACCCCGTGCTCCGCTTCACACTCGTCAACGACGACGCGACCGCCGAGGCTTCGTAATGCTCGACCTTGCCGCACTTGCTGCCCCAACTTGGGTGGAGACCGCGGGCCTCGGGCGTCGTCTGGACTTCGGGTGCATCCCGCTCAGCCCTGGCGACTTCGACCAGCACGCGTCCACCCTCTTCGGGCTCGTGGCCGGGGTCGAGGGCGACAAGCCCGCACGCGAGCCAACCGCCGCAGACCTGCAACATCTCCAGGTCATCGCGTGTCTGACGGTCCGCCATGTCCGCGCGCCGGGCGGCGAGTCGCAGCCGTTCCGCTTCGTGCTGGACGAGGGCGCCGAGGACCCCAGCGCGGGCCGCTTCTGGATTGGCCGGCTTCCCTCGCTTGAGGTGGGGCAGGTCGCCGGGGCAGCGCTCAAGGACTACATCGAGGCGGCTACGCGTGCGGCCCGATTTCGCCGCGGACCCGAGGACGGCGCACATGCTGGACGAGATGGCGAGGCGGTACGGTCGGAGTCCGGCGACGTGGCTGCGGCGGCCGGGTGATGGGCCGGTGCTGTCGATGTGGCTTGACCTCCTGATGTGCCGGGTCTGCTCGGCGGCGGGTGTCGATTCGCAGCGGCAGTGGCTACAGCGAAACGGCCAACACGTCATGTGGGTGATGCCCGCACCGGGGAGCTGAGAGATGGCAGACGGAATCGTAGAATACGTCCTCCGGCTCAAGGACCAGACAAAGCAGGGCACCGCGTCCGCGGTCACCGGGTCAAAGCGACTCGAGGACCAGACCGAGAAGACCACGCGCGCCGTGGACGACCTCGGCGACGAGGCGGTCCAGACCTCCAAGCAGCTCGACCGGATGGGCAAGGAGTCGACTTCTGCCGCGCGTGCGCAGTCCGGCCTCTCGCGTGGCCTTTCCGGGGCCGTGACGGGCGCTGGGCGGCTCCTGTCGACCGTGGGGGGCCTGACTACCGCCATCGGTGCCGCGGGGCTTGCGGGGGCAACGACGGCCGCTGTGGTGTCGTTTCGTGCGGCTGCGCAGGAGGTAGCCGACCTCCGCAACGACATCGCGGACGCGTCTACCCGCTCGGGCATCGCGACGGACACGCTCCAGGGGCTACGACTCGCCGCGGAGGGCGCGGGGCTACAGTTTTCGGCCCTCACCTCGGGCCTCGACCAGTTTGGCCGGCGGGTGTCCGACGCGGCACGGGGCGGCAACGCGACCGCGGAGGCATTCGCCGAGCTCGGCGTGTCCGTCACCGACGCAAACGGAGACATTCGCGACGGCGATGCAGTCTTGCGCGAAACCCTCGCCGCATT